TCGGCGGTGATGTCAAGGGTAACGGCTGCCAAGTCATTACTAAAATTAGCGCCGTTAATTGTTACGTTGTAGTCAGTCGCTACGAACTTGGCCACGGTTTTCTCCTTATTTATTCTGCATAAACGGTCACGGCGAAGTTCGCCGCGAGGTATGTTGCCTCTCCCAATAATACCGCACTAACGCCAGTCAGTTCGGTAACGCGTGTATCGAAAACGATACCGCCGAGAGTCTTATCCCCTTCAATAGCCAGCTTTACGGACTGAGTTCCGGAGGTCGAAGTATACGCATCTAGGCGATCTTGCGCTTGGCGTTCTGATACTCGACCGACAATAACGGAAACTACGTAAGTGTAGGTAGTTAGTCCTTTTTGAAAAGCTCCGTCGAAGGCAACGTTATTTACTTGAACGATAGCTTGGGGAGGTGCTGGATTGTCAGGAATAACCGAAGCCGTCCGGAGTCCTGTAATAGTGGCAAGCCTGGCAGCTAATCCATCGCGAATCTGGCTAACGGTTACGGCTGCCATTACGCGGCACTTACCTTCTTGAACGGAGCAATAAGCGCATCTACGTCAGGATCTATACGACCAACTCGGATAGCTCCGATATCGCCAAATCCTGCTACGCCTAGCGGAGAGTCGTAGCGCTTGAAAAGCCTCATACCTAAAAGGATGGTTGCTTGCTTTATGTCGATAGGCACGGCACTCCATCCCCAAACTCCGGTAACTTGCACGGTTGCTTCGTTGCTGTTTGTGGTGTTAGTTGTCCATACTGGGAATAGATAATCGCCAATAGCCTTTATGTCGGTAAATGGAGAATAGCTACCACCAACTCGTCCGTTTAGTGGCTGTAGTTCGTAATCGGCAGAAGTCCAAGTTACGTCGTAGTTTTGGTCAGCGGCAGAAGAAGTCTTTAGAGTAGTCAGGCTTACCAGGTCGTCGATTTCAACCGCGTAAGGATCTGTAGGTAAATAAACGCGAACGGCACTTCCAGCGTTATAGAAGATGCGGTCGCAAGCGCGGTCAATCTGTCGGCTAGCAGCCTCTACGCAAATCTCTAGTAGAGAATCATCTACCGAATCTGTAATACGAGCCGCGGCCTTGATTTCCTGTAATGAGCAATATCCGTTAGTAATGGCCATAGGTCTAGTCTACCGCCATCTCCTCTATTAGCTTTTGGATAGTCGGAGGATAGCGATACTCGGCATAGTTCCAAAGCTTTTTATTTATGTCGGGAAAGAACGTAGTCAGGGTTCGGTTTACTGGCTCGGCAATAGTCGGGATTACCTCGATGTCGGTTCTGCCTAGCCGGTGAGTTATGAGCTTGATTAGCTCATATTTAGTTACCTGGTTGGCTGGAATAACGTGCTGAATAAAGTTGTAATAGGTGTCTTTTTTTATTATTCCGCGAACTATCTTCGCGAACGCGTCCGTTGTTATGCCGTTCCAATGGTGATTTATGTAGCCTTTTATAGTTGCGCCTTCAGGCTGGTTCTTTACCCACTCAAATAAAGACTTCTTAGCGGTCAATTCTGAGCCAATTATTGAGCATCTAAGTCGCATCGCGGCAATTCCCTCGCCCATTATCTTTGTCATACCGTAGCCATCCCTAGCATCCCGAAGGCTTAGTTCGTTGTAGTTGCCGGTGTAACCGCTGTAGGCGCAATCTGTAGCGATTTGAATAATGCGGGCTTTCGTTTTGTTAGCCAGCCAACTAGGAAAATCAGCGTTTATTCTTTTCATTTCGTCCGCATCTTTTCCTTTTTGCGGTATTGCTCCAATGCAATTTACAATCCAGTCGTTACTACTGAGCAGGTATTTATCTAAGGAATCGAAGGCGTTGTATTCCTGGCGGGTAGGTGCAATTAGCTCTAGGTCGCTAAGGGTTTTGGCTACTCGATGTCCGAGCATCCCAGAAGCGCCTAAGACTAGAACCTTCATAGAAGGCCAAGGCTTCTAGCTAATTCGTGAACCTGAGCCGTGCCAGCGGTCTTTATGTTTGGGTTTTGCTGTTCTCCGCTCATCGTGATTCGGTCGCGCCCAGAGTCGAATAAAGCTCGTTGCGTGTTAGATCTAAAAGGCCTAGCTAGTGACTTATGAACCATATGCACGGCCATAGCCCAGTCTGGGAATTGAAACTCAGGGTTGAACCCTCCGGCTTGCTCATAAAGTTCTTTGGTCATAGGCTCAGCGCCGACCATCGTAAACCGGTGAGGCATTATGTTCGCATCCCACTCGCTTCGCCATATGTGTCCAGTTTGCCGAACAATCAAAGAATCTAATATCAGGTTGTAGCCCTCGGCTTCTGCCTGATCTATAGAATCAAGCGCTCCAGGTAAGAACTCATCGTCGGCGTTGCAAAAAGCAAGCCAGCGCGAAGTGGCCTGGCGACAGGCGTAATCCCATAGTCGATAATCCTCGACGTGCAGATAGCCAGATTTGAACGGAATGTCGGTATCTACTAATTCCTTTAGATGTCTGTTTTTCCAGTCCGTTATCAAGACAATTTCATCCGGCAAGCGGTTCAATCGGTGAACGGCCTCTAGCCAGCGAGGTAAAAACTCTCCGTAGCCAGTTCCCCAAATTGCTAGCGGGAGGCTAATCGTTGTTCTCAAATTGCTTCTTCCAGAATGGTAGCCAATAGTTATTCCAAACCGTTTCTACGTCGAATTGCTTAGCGAACTCGATAGAGGATTCCGATACTCCTCGCGGTGCATCCTGAGCTTCTTTTAGGGCTTCGTAGATTGACTGGACGAATGGAATAGAAAAGAAGGATTGCTGGGCTTCATCCCAGAACGGTTGGCCACCGACTAACCAAGAGTCAGAACCAGCTAAATCTTGGGTAGCTGCAAACCCACTCGTAATAACACGTGTTCCGCAAGCCTGTGCTTCGATTACAGGCACTCCAAAGCCCTCACCATAGGAACACCCTAGGAGAACATCTGAGGCCGTATAAACGCCAGCTAGGAACTCCTGAGGGTATCCTACGCGGAGCGTATCCGAGTCGGCTATTAGAACGCAAGATTGGTCTAGTCCTACTGCCCTAAGTAGCTTGGCGATATCGAACCCTCCGAATACCTTATTTGGCTCCATATGTAGATAAAGGTAGGCGTTTTTATTTTCTTTTCGGAGCATTGAGAAGGCTAAAAGCTGTTCGGCTATAGCCTTACGGTGAATCTGGCCGTTGGCCTTATTGGCTTGAACCATTGACACTAGGAAAGCATCTTCGGGAACCTCTAAATACTCACGGATCTTCATACCCTTATAGTTATCGGTTGGCTTGAAAATCTTTGTATCGACCGAATGAGGTATGTAGGTCGAGTCAATCCCTGCCGCTTCGAGCTGCCTTTGACCGTGCGGACTCATAGTTATAGGCGTTACGTTCGTGCGGAGTAGGAACTTAGCAACGAGCGGCGGGAGAGTTGTGTGATCTAGAGGCACGTAGCTAACTATGTTGCCGTCGTATTGAAGGTTGTTATATACCCAAACGTCATAAAGCGTAAAAAGGATGTTAGGTAGTTTTGGGTATTCGTCGAAGAAGTCTTTTGCCCAGATAGGCATAACGTCCTCGGAATAGAGAACGTGTCCACGTGGGTAATGTTTTACCTCGCCGAATGGCGTGCGGATTTTGTCGATACGACCTTCTAAGCCGTAATTAGATAGGTTGGCTACCTTTATGCCGTGCTTTAGAAGCCGCTCGGCTAAGTATTGCCCTTGAACTCCGTAGCCGGTGGATGAGCCGATTGAATTAGAGGCGATGGCTACCGCGCCTTTTAGTTTGTAGGTCATAGAAAAAACATACCAGAAAAAAAGATAGACCCCGCGCAACCTACAACGCGGGGTCTACCAGCTTATTTATCGACTAAGCGTGAACCAGATACTTCACGTGAGCCGAGTGAGTCAAGTTACCATCGAAACGGTAGGTAAAGCGGTATGCGGTTACGTCGTTCGCGAAGTATGCGTCTGACGAGGTTGCAACCTCTAGACCAGTTGTTACGATCTTGTAGCTTGGGAAGTGTCCAAATAGTACGGACTTAACTCCGGTCGCTGGAGAACTCATCGCGGGATTTTCCAAAACTGGGAATCCTGCAAAGGTGTCAGGAGCGCCAACGTTTACCGTGTATAGGTAAGCGCCATCGTCGTCCTTCAATTTGCGCATTACGCCCATTGAAGTTGTGTTAGCCATATATGCAACGCCAGGCAGACGACGAGCAGCACCGTTTAGCGAGAACTGAAGGTCGATTAGCTGGTCAGCGGTGAAGGTGGTTGTGCCACCAGTTACACCAGAGGAAGCGGCTGTAACTACACCTGTGGTCTGGGTTGAGCCAGTTCCAACGGTTGCCAAGTCGTTAATTTTGAAACCGATGGCGTTACCAGCTTGCTCAGCGATAACAGCTTCAATGTCAAAACCAGCGTCGTCAATTAGCTCGTTAGCTACCTGGACGATGAAGCCAATCTTCTTCGGGGTAAGAAGGATGCTGTCAAAGGTTGGCTCGCTTTCCGCGATAGCAGAACCAGCGGCGTATTGAGTCGCGGTGCTGTATGCGGTGTAAGTAGGAATACGAAGTGACTCTCCGCTAGTGCGGGTGATTACCTCGGATACGTCCAGCATCGGGCCGACGAGTCTTGCAAGCCCATATACTCTGTCCAGAAAACCGACTGGCACGGTTGCAGTCGCTGGAACTAGTGTGCGCTTTTCTGGCGCGAAGTTGTGTGAACGAACCTCGCCACGTGCCATAGCGCGGAAAATCTCGGCGCTGTCGCGTGTTTCGGTCGCTGGGATAAATCCCTTTGCTGCTGCGGAAACTTCTGCCTTACGCTCCTCGGCACGCTGAGCAACTGCAATCGCCTCAGAAGCCTTGTCCATATCGGCTTCAATCTTTGCGATCTTGTCTAGCTCGGCCTGGTCAAGTCCACGCTTCTGGGCTTCAGCAGCCTCGATAACGTCCTTTACCTGCTCGTAGAGGTTTGCGCGAAGTTCCTGCTGTGTCTTGATGAACTCAGACATTTACTTCTCCTTATTTGTTAGTTGGAATTAGTGGTGCTGACACTCGACTAAAACGGCAGAGCTAACTCACAATCCGTAATAAAAGTTTAGCCTACGGTGTGCAAGCAAAAAGAAACCCGCCAGACCAAGAGCAATACTGGCGGGAAGAAACTTCTACTTGGCAGCCACGATTAGGGGTTATCGTATTTCGGCTGGCTTGGTTACTCTGGTTTCTTTTTCTGACCGCTGGGAGGCGGAGTCTAGTTTTTCAATTTCAAGCGCCCAGTCGTGAGCGAGTTCGGCAATAATTCCAGCGCTAGGGTTGCCAGCGACTTTTAGAATCGTTGCCTTTATGTCCTCATAACTTGCCATTAGAGAACCTTAGCTAATAGATCTAGTTTCTTCTTCTTTAGGGCTAGTAGTTCTAGCGAGTTATCCACAACTTCTTCGACTGGTGCGGGAGCTAGTGGGCTAACGCTGTCGATAACCTTCATTAGAAGGTCGCGATCTGCGGAAGTAATTTCCTCGCCCTGCTCCAACTTGATTAGCGAATCGGCTAGAGCATCGGCATCGACCTCAGCACGCTTAGCTAGTTTGTCAAGGCCGCGAACCTGGGCAGTTCCGTTAGTTGCGGTGTAGGCAGGGAACGGAGTTAGTGAAACTTCGTGAAGTCTTACGGATTTTAGGGTTCTTTCAGTTCCTTCGGCGTTCCATTCATCGCCTCCGCGACCTGGAATAGTGAATCCAAAGCTAAAACCTGTTACGTCTTTGCGCTTGATAAGTTCTTTTGCATCGCGTCCGTGAGTTGTATTTGGCAAAATAGCCTCGACTCGCAAGCCTTTTTCGTCCTCATAGAGCTTCAAAGTGCCGGCGCGAGTGCTGCCTAGAACCGCGCTGGTGTCGTGATTCCATAGAAGTTTTATGTCATTTCGCGACTTTAGAGAGCGAGCGAAGGCTCCTGGCGCGATTACTTCGGTAAATCCACCAAGGTTTTCCGAACGTGAATTGAATAGAGCCGCGTAACCAGTAAGGCTCATTTCGTCGCCTTCTTCGCGAAGTTCTAAACCGAACTCGAACTCTCTTGTTTCTAACTTATTCAAGGTTTCGCCTTTCGTGCGGCCTTCATTTTCTTCTTCCAGTCTACCAACTACGCCTTCGGCATAGGTCAAAGCACGCATAGCAGATCTACGCGTTCCTCCGCCTCCCCAAAGTGCAATCGCTACGACTCCTGGGCTTGGGTAATCTTCATTATTTGGGTTCGCGGCTGGTGAATCAAAATCGACCATATGCCTAGCGAGAAAAGCGCGAAGTCTTACCCACTTATCAGCCGTGACGTTGCCTTCTGCCATCGCCCTAGCTTCGCGAATTGTGCGTGGTAGTAGTCCGTCACCAGCTCGGCCTTCATCTACCCATTCAAGTCCGCGCCGTGCGGATGCGCGGAAGTATGCCGGAGGTGTTAGGTCTACTTGGCGTTGCTCGCTTCTTTCGCCACCTGGCTCCATACCCTCAGCAATAGACACGGCTACCATCTGATCTATGGCAGCTTCTTTAGTATCGTGGCAGCCCATTAGTTCGCCATCTTCTTTTTCTACCGCCCAGCCTGAGCAATCGGGATTAGAATCCGAAATAAAATAAGGCACTTTAGTCCTGCCTCATAACGACTACCGTGTTAGTTCCTCCATCGCTAACCGCGATAATCTGCTCGCCACCGCGAACGTCAAGCTGGATCATTTCGTGACCGCGTAGGGTTACGGCAGAACCAGCGGAAGAACCGAGCCAAACCTGGTTTAGTCCATTGTATTTTTCTGAGAATCCCAAAAGCAAAGCTACGTTAGTAGACTGATTATCATTGTTTACGAATCGCATTACGTAATCTTCATCGGGTCTTAGCGTGTAAATCTTTTGGCTACCCGCTCCACCGCCCGCGGCGTGCTTGTCTGCGGTTATGTATTCCTGAGCAATAACCGAACCACCTGTAGCGGTCGAAGCGCTGCTAAATGTACTTTGTATTGTGTCCGATAGATTGCGGTTCATATTGTAGGCAGGAATAGCGTTGCCCGCTGTAGTGACTGTTGCGCCTTCGATAAGTGTGGCGGTCACGTTAGATGTGTCGCTTAGGATTTCATAAAACTCTATTTGAAGTCCTGCGCTAGCTGTAGCGATGTTCAAATCAACTGTTCCTGATGAAGCAACCGCGAACTTCTGCGAAACTTGATAAATAAAACCAGCGCGAGCATATTCATCGGTGTCGGATAGCGGCTCTAGATTCTGAATCCATACCTTTTGCGAGTCGCTAGATGGCGCGACTATCTCTAATGGTGTATCACCAATCTCGTAAATGTTGTAGGTAATTGCCATTATTCGACCTCATAAGCCGCTTTAGGATCTAGCGGGTCTAGTTGTGATAGTGGTTGTAGCTGAGTTGAAGGAACTCCGGTGTGGTCAATCTGTGGCAAGCCCATAGCCGCTAGTGCCTGTTCTGGTGAGAATCCTGCGAATACCAACTCGCGAACCATTGTTACGCGCTCACGCATAGCCTTTAGGTCGGCAGCGTTTAGGTTTACGTTCGCAAGTGGAACGCGTGGGTTGTTGGCAGCCTCGTCGCTAATTGGTCGTAGATCCTCTAGTGCTCGGACTTCGTTTATGCTCATCGCGCCAGCTTGTAGCATCGTCGAGTAAGCGGAGGTTCTTGCTTGGAGGTCTGCGCGTGCTAGTCCATCTAGGTTGAACTTGATAAACGCGCCTTCTCCGCCCTGCTCACGTCTTAGGAGCGGGCTTAGAGCGCCTTCTATCTTCGCGCAAATTGGACGGAGGCCGTGGGTAATCCAAGCGAGGTTATTTTGCTCGACGCTCGCGTAGCTTGTTGTGCCTGGTAATCCGAGTAAGTGCGGTGGAATGTTGAAGGCACGTGCCACGTCGGCGATTGACTGGTTGCGTGACTCGACGAGCATCGCCTTTTCTGGCTCAGTCTGAGTCGATACGAACTTAGCGCCGCCCGATAGAACTCCGGTGCGGTGTCCTTTTTTCCAACCGCGATGGCGATTATCGAAGCTAGATGCAAGTTGCTCGGCCTGTTCTTTGTTCAAGTTGCCAGGGAACTCGATTACGCCGTTTAGGTTTGTGCCTTGTCCAAAGAATGTCGA